GTTCCGCGTCTCCCGTCAGGCTGACGGGTACGCGGCCAACACCGTGAAGAACAATCACCACCTGCTGACCCGAGTCCTGTCGATCACCGGGGACATCGAGGTCGCCTCGATGACCGCCAGCCATGTTGACGTGGTGATGGCGTGCGAGACGGAGCGCGGGCTAGCGCCCGGCTCCCTCAACGAGTACGTCTCCACCCTGTCGGCGTTCTCGAAGTGGTGTCGTGCCCGTGAGTACATGCGTCCTGAGCAGAACCCGGTTGCTGGTCGTCGCTACCGCAAGGATCCCCCGAAGCAGCGGGACATGATCCCGCTGTCCCTGTTCCCGGCTGTGTTGGATGCGGCTGAGAACCCTCGTGACCGCTACCTGATGGCACTGGGCCTGTACACGATGGGCCGTCAGTCCGAGGTCAAGGCCCTGCGGGTCCGCGACCTCGACCTCCAGTCCGGGTACCTGTCGGTGACCGTGTTCAAGACGAAGGAGACCGACCGCATCCCGATCAGTGTGGAGTTGGACCGTGAATCCCGCCGCTGGCTGACAGCGTACACAAGGGAGGTCGGACCCCTCCGGCCTGACCACGTCCTCGTCCCGTCGTACAGGTCTGTTGGGTTCCAGCAGTGGGAACTGTGCCCCACGTCGGTGGTCTCCAAGCCTGAGGATCTGGTGAAGCGCACCCTGCGCCGTGCTGGCTGGGTCCCTCAGGACTGGACGGGTATGCATCTGCTCCGCCGGAGCAGTGCCCGTGCCCTGTTCGACGAACTGTCGGCGAAGGGCTACGACGGTGCACTCAGGCAGGTGCAGACGTGGCTGCACCACTCCTCCTCCACCATGACGGAACGCTACCTTGGGCTGACAGTAGACCGTGAGGTGCGGGACAAGGAGACACGGGGCCTGTCCATGTTCCCCTCGCTGGCTGATTCCGGTGTTGTCGCACTGCACCAAGTGGCTGGATAGCCCCTAGGAAGCCCTAGAAGGGGCCTACAACGCACGAAAAGCGGGGAGGGGTACCATAAGTACCCCTCCCCTAACTACGCCCGTCCTAGGGCGCTAAGCGTTTACATGCTTTCGAGCGCTTCGAGCACCTCCGGCTCCAGCAAACCCGTCACTTCCATCCCGCGCAGGGCTTGGAAGCCCCGGATCCTGTACGTGAGGTCCTCCGTCCACTCCTCCGTGTACGGGGGGATCCCCAACTTCACCTTCGCCATAGCGATACGGGATCCCGTATCACCCGGCCCCAGTGGGTACGTCACCGCGTCGTCCTGAACGAGATCTGAACGATCCCGCCGAACCCGCTTGCACGGGTAGGCGGTGCCACCTGAGTGAACGACGCATCCTCAGTGATCCCCGTGTACACCATCCCCGACGCCCGTTCCTCAACAAGGATCGTTCGACCGGAAGTCAGCCGCTTCACCAGATCCTGCCACCGCTTCGCCGCCCTGCCCTCGTACCCGGACGGGACACCGAAGGTGTCCCTCTCGAAGTCGAAGTTCAGCAGCGGGAGAAGCACAGTCTCGCCCCGATTATCGGACGTAGGCCAAGCCTTCATCGACCACGCAGTGATCACCGGAGCCAGAGTGCCAGCCCCATCGGGCTGCACGTCAAACCTGACCGCCATGCTGGAAGTAGAATGCCGGGCGCCCACGTCGAACTTCGCCTCCGTGCCCATCCCCGTCACCACCGTGCCAAGGCTGACCGGCTTCCACTCAGGTGACAGCGACGACACCTCGACACTACCGCCCGGATTGGAGGAGAGGATCACCTTCACGCTCTCGAACGTCTTGCCCTCCCACGTGCCGAACCGGATCTGACTGGTGTCCAGCCACCCCTTGTCCAGCACCGTGGCACTGGCGTGCCACAGGTTGCCAGCATGATCCATCATGAACGCAGCCCTAGGGCCAGTCACCACCGCAGCGTCCACCGACGCCGACCCAGCAGGGAGGCGAAGCCAGTTAGCCCACGGTGCACGACCATCCTCACCGATCTCCGACAAGTCGACCAGCACGATGCCGGGCCTGCCGTCCCCGGCATCAGCCGTCGGGTACGCCACGAACCTGTCGAACATGGAGAAGCCACCGTCATGCGTCGCCGACACCGGAGAACCCAGTAGAGGGCCGTACTGCACACCGCCGCGATCCACCAACTGACCGACACGAATGCCAGCCGACGTGGAAATAGCGATGTACGTACCCAGATACGTGGCGATGTCCTCAACCCGCTCAGTGGCAGGGAACTCTGCGACCGTCAGCAGTGCACTCAGCGTAGGCAACTTGCCCTCGTTGTCGAGGACAGTTGCAAGGATCGACGAACCAGCGTCACCGTACCCAGAGAACAGGATCTCCTGAGGGCCGGAGGCCACACCAGTCCACACCCACGACGGGTCACCCATGTCGAACTTCACCGTTGACTTGGTCACGTCAACCGCTGCCCCACCCAGTGCACCGGGGATCTCGTACATCGTCTGCCCACTCGACACCATGCAGCGGGACTTCACCCACCACGTCTTCGGGTTCACCACGTTGGTGAACGCATCAGTCGGTGTAGTGAACGCGGCAAGCGGAGTGGTCTGCACCACCGTCGGCAGTTCAATCAGCAGATGGTCACCAGCGATAGTCAGTCCCTGTACCACGCCACTGGCAGTGATCGCCGTGACACTGGTGCCCTGAACCTTCACCACCTTCGTGCCGTAGGAGATGAACACTGCGTCCTTCGACACAGCCATCGAGCCCTTCACCGCTGACGCTGGCAGGCCAGCCGCAGACAGGTCGAACATCTCCATCCTTGGCAGCAGGGACATCTCACCGGGACGTGTGAACACGTCCATCCCCGCAGACTTCCAGAAACGGCGGGAGACAGTGTCATCGCTCATTGACTCCATGAACAACTGATCCGAACCGAGCGACCAGTCAGACTGCGACCGGACCCACCAGCCTTCAAGGCTGTTGTCGCCGGGGTTGTCGCTCGTGTCGAACTGGTCCTTGACCAGTTTCGTCAACTGCCTCTGATACGGGTAGTTGTCGGAAGCAGCCGACAGGAAGTGGATCCCGCCAATCGAGTACGCCCAGTCCGTGTCAGGGTTGTCTTCATAGGCGAGGTCATCACCAAGAGGGGAGCCGAGAGGATGTGGGACGCCGTGAATCTCATCGTTACGCCACTTCATCAGGCTCATGACAGAAGGTCACCCCACGTGTCGGCTTCCTTCGTCACCACGGTGACACCATCGAACCGATGAGCAGCCCTGCTGGCGAGGCGGAAGTCCTCAGCCAGCACGCCGTGCTTCACCTTCGACCCAGTGCCATGCGGCAGAGCCGTGTACCCGTCGTACCCACGCAGCACAGTGAACCGTGTCGCACTGATAGCGCCAGTGACCAGCACGCCCTCCTCGTTCGAGGCATCAGGGCTAAGGATCAGGGTGAACGGAACCGAAGGGAAGCCCGTTGACTTGGCGACAGTGATCTCCGTGGCGGTGCCATCGAGATCCACTGTCAGTTCGGTCTCGACAGCAGTGTTGGAGTAGTTGTGCGGAGCAGCCATCACTTCACCTCTGGTAGTGGGTACGGTTCGAGTACGTGTTCAACAGGCGCAACTTCTCCTCCTCCAGCCGCTGCATGTACAGCGCCTGAAGGTACTTCGACTGCTGCTGTGCAGCCGTCGAACTCACCTTGGAGTCGAGAGTGTTCGCCTCCACTGAGCGGGTCTGGATGTCGTACGTGTCAGACGCAGCCAGCAGGCGTGCAGCCGCAGCGAGGACCGGAAGGTCCGACGCTGAATCTGGCAGTCGAGTCTCCGAGAAGAACTGGAAAGGCTGGTACAGCGGGAGAGGATCCCTGCTGAACGTGATCTTCAACCGAGCCGGGTAGCCGATCCACCCGTCGTACAGGTACAGGGCCTTGCCAGTGGAGATACCATCCAGCAGCGGTGCCTGCTTGTCGAACGTGTAGTCCCGCAAGTGCACGACATCACTGGCATAGCCAGTGGTGTCTGACATGGTGACCGAGAGGATCTCCCGAGTCTCCTGCGGCATCTCGTACTTGAAGTCGTTTGACTTAGCGGTCACTTCGACGGTCTCCACCCCGTACAAGGTGGCACCAATCTGACGGATCGCCTGATTCAGTGTGTCCTTCACCATCTTGCGCGGGTACAGGGGAGAGTTCACGACCCGTGTACCCGGCTCATGCTGAGCAGGGTTCGTCCCATCCATGCCACGCCCATACGGTGGGATCTCGGCGATGCCAGTTGACTTGTCGACCTTGTCAATCCAGATCAGTTCCTCACCGATCTCAACACGACCACGGCTGACGACTGTCCCGTCAGCCACCTCGATGCGGAACGCATTGTGCGGAACAACTGACGTCAGATGGGTAGACAGTTCCTGATCTCGAACGAACGACCGGAGGTAGCCGAGAGTCTCATCGACCATCTCCCCGAAAGTGGTTGTAATCATGATGCTACGACCTCAGGGTGAGGGGGGCGTCAGCCTTCTGGCTGGCGCTGACGGCCTTACGGATGTCCTTCAACTGCGTGGTCGCAGGCTGGATGCCCTGCGCCCGCGCTGCCTTGTACTCGTTGATCTCCTGCGCGTTGCGCTGCTCCATGCTGTACAGCCTGTCCTGAGACTGGGTGCTGTTCTTCGACACCGGGCTCTTCGATGCGAGGCACTCGCCGTAGGTGGCGTGGTCCTTCGTCTTGCAGCCAGAGGTGCAGTTACTCACTGGTTCTCTCCTTGGATGCGGGCAGCGGCTTCCCGTGCCTTGGCTATGACATGCAGCGGTGTCGTGAACTCGTTGATCAGGAGCAGGGCGTTGAACTCGTTCATCCACTCACCGTCAGGGATGGTGGCGTCGAGTCCTGACAGGACCTCGACCGCCTTCTTGATGTCGAACATCAGTTCCTCAGCAAGGCCGGGGTTGCTGACAAGGGTGAACACGAGGTCACCCTCATGCGCGTACGACAGGGGAATGATCTCGTCTTCCCCGTCACACAGGAAGGGAACACCGATGCGTGAGTGCTTGATCACCATTTCTCCAGTGGGCATGTCGCGTCGGCGAGCAACGTCTTCACTCTCATGAAGCAGCCGCACTCCTTACAGGAGGCGGTGGGCTTGAAGAACCGTGGGCATTCACGGCAGATCTCTAGCCGTTCACTAGAACGGGTAACGGATAGCGACAAGTCCGGGTGCACCGGGACCTCCTGAAATTGAACGGACATCGACACATTGTCGGTTGTCATCTGCAACATATTCCGCTTGGCAATCATGCCAGCGAGTCTCAGAATGATGCTGCGTGTTGCTGCCAGTACACGTCTTGACGCACGTCGTCCCCGACAAGGAGCCACCATTGTCGCAGTGGTAGCGGGTTGAGTAGATGGGGTCATGCGTGGTGGTGACGCAGTGGTGCCCGGCGGTAAGCCCCTTGTCCACGCAACTCCAACCGGGAGGACACTGACCACCCACGCACGGGTCACCCACATGGGTGACACTGTTCGTCCCAGACTGGTACGTCTCAGCCCTCGCCCCATACGAGCAATCGTAGTTGTATGACCCACCCGTCGTCCACGAATGAACATACGACGACTGGGCGTAAGACGCCCGACGCTGGTATCCAGCACCACCGCCCTGCCCCTTCAGTGAACCCTCGGCGGGACCAGCATTGGTCACGCCCAGCCCACCGATGTACGAGGATAGCCCGATCTTCCCCAGTGCAACAGCGAAGTCAGCGTCAACCTGAATCGGAACGTCAGGACCCTGATCCGAGAAAGCAACCAGAGCGTCACACTGCGAATCCTGACCGCTGCCACCCACGAAGATGGGCACAGGGATGTACTGGTCGCAGTCCTGAAGAGTCCAGTCGAACGTGTCACCCGCACGGCCCGGCGTACCGGGCTGGATGGTGTCACCCGCAGTGCCCGGAGAGCCACCAGCCAGAGCGAAGGCCTCAACCACCATCGTTGCAGGCACCACCGAGGTGAACGACGCAGGGCCAACGGAAGTGTAGATGTGGTAGCGGTACGTCTTCCCACCCGGTGCTCCACCCGGAGCACCATCAACGGTGTGGTCACCACCCACAGGGGTGGTGGGTAGCGTACCGCTATACCCAAAAGGGGTGAACCACCAACTTCCGTTCACAAACACCGCAGTACAGATGCCGAACTGGGCACCCGTATCCGGGAGCCCACCACCCACATTGCCAGTGTTTGTGTACGTGACCTTGCCACTACCAGCCTGATACACGACGACACGGTCGCCATCCGCAGGGTTGGCGGGGAGGCTGACGTTGATGGGGTTCGCACCGTTGTAGAAGTACGCCGCCTGAACCGCACCAGCGGTATCCCCAGTGACAGTGACAACGTTCAGCCGCACCGACGGGTACGCTGGAATGCTGTCAGCGAAGTCCATGAAAGCGACTTCGATGTCCCGCCTGTCAGTCAGTTCAGGGATGTCTAGGACAATCCCTGAACTAGCCCCAGTGTGCTGCCTTGTCATCTGCTACTCCTTACTTCCACACGAAGCCGTTACCGGCAGGGTTGATGGCAAGAGTCTTGCCAGCGTCGGCAGCGGTGAACGCAGGCAGTACCGGAGCCTTCGCCCGAATACTGAACGGGCCTTGTAGCCAGCCCGAACCCGCAGGGTTCGCCTTATAGCGGTGAGCGGCAATGGAGGCCATATCCTCCCAAGCGATGTAGTCAGTCGCTTCACCAATTGCGGTTTCATCAACAAATCCGTTGGCTCCCGGAAGGGTGTCGAAAACGGTGTCGGGGAAGTCCTTGATGATGCGAAGGTAGTAGTCACCAGTCCCATCATCCGCCGTTACCTTCATGACGTTACCGGCTTTGAACAACGCCCTGTGAGTGGAGTGGTACACGTTGGCGAACTCTGCTTGCAAGTCCGAGCCGAACGGCCCAAAGTGGATATCCCCTACATGGGGAATGCGATCCCCGGTGAACGTGGGCTCAGTAAACGGAGTGGGACTCCTCCACTCAACACTGTTATTATTGTTGACCCGTAGAATGTCGTTGAAGTTCTTGACCTGTGTATGCGGGGGGACTTCCGGGACGGAATACTCCCACCCTGCGAACGTGTTGCCCTCAGCGAGAGCATCCCTAATGTCCTCCCAAGCGAAATACTCTTTCGCTCCATGCGGACCCCAAGTAGCATCTGTCAGAGGGGCCGCTGTCCAGACAGCAGCAGGCCAATCCTTGACGATGCGGTAGGTCCGTATCTTCCCCGAGATCAACGGAAGCCTTGTCCGGATAAGCGCACCAGCCACGAAGAACTGGCGGTGCTCAACGGGGATGGAAGCGAGGTTGGTGAAGGTCAACTCCGTCTCGTTCAGGGTGAACAAGGACGCCAAAGGTACCTTGAACTGTACGCCTAGTGGAGAGATGCTCGGGCTTGGAGCCTTCGGCGTCCCCCACTCAATCGCAGTACCCGTCGGGTTCACGACAAGGGTCTTGCCTGCGTCCGCAGCGACATGCGGGGGGATTTCCGGGAGGGCATACTCCCACTGCCCCATCGTTAGGTCGTCGGGACCAGCGAGGACAGCCTCAATGTCCTCCCAAGCGAAGTACTCGTCCGCTCCATGCGGGCCCCAAGTAGCCTCTGGGATCGGATCAGTCGCAGTCCAAACAGCAGCAGGCCAATCCTTGATGATGCGGAAGGTATGTGGTTTCCCCTTGAACATCCTCGTTAACCGGATAACCGCACCAGCCTTGAAGAACTGGCGGTCCTCGACGGGGATGTTAGCGAGTTTGTTGGTGTTCACCTTGGGAGTCGCAGACGCTTTGTTCACGTTGAAGGTCGAGAAGCCGGGAACTTCTTTGTACCGTGCATTTACTGGCGCGGTGG